GAAGGAGAGTTTCCGCTTACCAATGTTGGCACTGGGCAAACAGTTACAAACGCGGATGGTACCGCTGTTTCACTAGAAGATGCTGGTGCAGCACTACTACAACAAACTCAACAGGCAGTACGAGAACGTATTTCTGGTACTCCTGATAAAGCAGAAGCTACACCTGAAGGACCAGAGCCGGGTAACACTGCACCTATTATCCCAGTGGAGGAAGCCGGTACTCTTCAACCGGTAGGTATTCCGCAATCAGGAATCATTGAGCCTGATGAAAAAGTCAACCTTGACGAAGTGGATGATAGGCAGTTACCTCCTGAAGTCCAGCAGTTTAAGCAAGAGTTTATCCAAAACCCTGAAAGAGTAAAATCACTGCTTGATAAAGTTAATAAAATGTTGAACCCTGAAGAAAGCTTCAGAGCAGAAGTTAAGAAATCTTTTGGGAATATGTCACCTGATTGGGGAACCATGCTCTTTGATTGGGTTTCAAATAAAGTAAAGGGACCAGAAGAAATGCTTAAAGAGTTTGAAAACTCAGATAAAGTTGGTTTTGATGAAACAGTAGGGAAGTGGTTCCCTCATCCGTCTCTTGAAGGTGGGACCGACACTGTTGCCTATGGTCACAAACTCACTAAAGCAGAAGCTGACTCAGGTATTCTTGAGATCAACGGCCAGAAAGTAAATTGGAAACAAGGGTTGACAGAAGAACAGGCTGAGGCATTGCTTGAGCAAGACACGGCTAAGTTCCGTGATGTGGCTGAAGCCTCGTTGACTAAAGCTGATCTCCTTAATGATGACACTTCTAAGGCCTTGACGTCCTTGATCTACAACATTGGCGAAGGGGCTTGGAAACGTAGTAAAGCTAAGGTTGCGTTGGAGAAGGGAGACCTCAATAAATTCTATGATGAGGCCTTCGGTGAAAAAGGGTGGATCAGGATTAAAGGTGTAGAAAGCCGTGGTCTTAAACGTCGGAGAGCGGCTGAAGAGCGTCTCTTTAAAAAGGGTCTTGATAAATGATTCCAGTACTAGGTCCAATTATATCCGGCATCTTTAGCCTTGGCAAGACTTATCTTGATAATAAAGCAGAAGAGAAACAGGCTTTACACCAGAGAAAGATCGAAGGTATAAAGAACGATGCCAACTGGGAGAATATACAGGCAGAGAACAGTGGCAACTCATGGAAGGATGAGTATCTGACTATCATCATCACCTCTCCGTTTGTTGCCATGTTCCTTGCCGTGGTGTTCAATGCCCCTGAACTGGTACTGAGGATGAAAGAGGCATTCGTTGTCCTTGATACCCATGTACCTGATGAGTATTGGTATCTACTTGGGGTCTGCTTTGCTGCATCATTTGCAATCAAAGGTGTACCAACTGTGATAGCTAAACTAAGAGGCAAGGAGTAATTGTGCAATTGTACGTATATAGGACGGTAGCAACTATTAGAGTATGAAACTGAGGAAGTAACATGGCTGAAAAAAATAAGTATGAAAGAGGGGGGCATAAGTTTCCCGGCTATAACAAACCTATACGCACCCCTAAAAAGAATAAAAAGTTTGCTGTTCTTGCCAAGCAAGGTGATGATGTAAAGCTTGTACGTTTTGGTGATCCTAACATGTCTATTAAAAAGGGTCAGCCATCGCGTAAAAAGAGTTACTGTGCCAGATCAGGTGGTATTAAAGGGACCAATAATAAACTTAGTGCTAACTATTGGTCACGAAAAAAATGGGACTGTTAGTAAGCCACAGGGAACAACGTACGAGGTGATGCTTACTGGGGTAACTCTTCTCTGATATCATCGATATCTCTCCATCCTAATACGTCTGACTTGATAAGGTGACCAGCAGAGTACGCCCACTTACGTTGGAAGAACCCTGTGTAGATGGCTCCACCCCCTAGACTGACAAGGACTACCCTCTCAGTATCAGGGACAGAGCCATCTGTGATCCACTTATTCCTCACCATAGTCCTTTCCATAGACGCCGAAGTACTCAATCAACAGACAACAGGCGTCTTCAACCTCTTCCAAACTGCGATCAGGAAAACAATCTGAAATAAAACCGGTATCATCATGCAGTTCGTACAGTAACTCAGACAGAGATGCTACTGTAATTAGGCCGGTGAGTTCAATATCTTCAATGCCAGTCAGACGTTCCATGATTGATTGATAGATTTCGTTAGACATATTGTTTTCCTTTCTGGTCAAGGGTACGTAGTATCCATACTGCATCGACAGGGTCTACATTGTAGATATAGGCTGTCTGTTTAATCTGATCCTCCCATTCTTGAACGTTTGATCTTACGTTTAAGGGCTTCAAGGTAGTTAGCAAAGTCCAAAGCTTCTTCAATAGCATGGTCAATCCAATCTTCTTCTGTTAAATCATCACGCATCATGGTGGTGCCGTACTTCTTCATACCCTCTGCACTGCGTTGGCGTAGCCTGACTATGTTGGTGGCCACCACAGGGTCTTCTTCAATGATAGGTTCAAATTGAGGGTAGTGAAAGGCGTCTTCAGTTGGGTGTTCCATCAACCACACTCCTTCTGTCCAGTCTGGGGATCGATGAAGCAAGCTGCTCCATCCTCAATCATATCCTGTTCAGGTTCAATCTTGTTCAGGATACCGTAGCGTTTACCACTTAGTCGGAACGTCGTCACTCCTTTCAGCTTACCTTTCCATGCATTATAGTACACATCTTTGAACTCGTCAAACGTTACGTCATCACCTACGTTGATGGTCTTAGACACAGCACTGTCGATCCATGGCTGCACTGCAATCTGCATGGCAAGGTGTTCATCCACACTTAACTCATCTGCAGTCTCACCTTTGACACCATGATAGTTCCATGCGTAGTCCTTAAGAGGAACCTGCACCGGCCCCATCTCAGTTTGTACAGTACGGTTAACTTCATGTGCAAACACAGGCTCAATACCACCGCTGACGTTATCTGCTGTGAAGCTGATGGTACCTGTTGGTGCAATAGAAGTCAGGTGGCTGTTACGCATACCCTGTGCTTTGATCTTGTCCTTAAGGTCTTGAGGAAACTTTCTGACAAAGCCAGACTCAAGGTACTTATCTACATCAAACAACTTGAAGCTACCCTTCTCCACTGCCAGATCAGATGATGCTTCGTATGCAACCAAGGCCAGAGTCTTAGTTACCTTACGTGTAAACTTCACAGCATCATCAGAGCCATACCGTAGACCAAGAAGAGTAAGAGCATTAGCAAGGGCTGTAATACCCAATCCCATACGTCGTTTGTCTTGTGCTTCCTTCTTCTGACGAGCCAGAGGGTAACGAGTGCGATCAATGACGTTGTCCATAGCACGAACCACATGAGGAATGTCATCTTTAAACAACTCCCAATTAAACTTATTGTCAGTCACGTATTTGACAAGGTTGAAGGAACCAAGGAGACAGGCTCCATAGGGCGGCAATGGTTGTTCACCACATGGATTGGTAGCTTCAATTGTCTCGCAATAGGACAAGGGATTGTCTTGGTTAATACGGTCAAGGAAGAGTACTCCCGGCTCTGCCCAGTCCCATGTGCTACGCATGATCTCTTCCCAAAGCATACGGGCGTCAATGGTCTGGTATTGTTTCCCTTCAAACCGAAGAGTGAAAGGTGTACCTTTGACAACAGCCGACATGAACTCATCGGTGACCCCGACAGATATGTTGAAGTTAGTAAAGTCATTCTCATTTCGTTTGGCACGTACAAACTCCTCAATGTCTGGATGATCCACACGTAGGACCGCCATCATTGCTCCTCGTCGGTGTCCTGCGCTAACGATAGTGCGGCATACACTATCAAAGATACGCATGAAAGATACAGGACCACTGGCAGTACTATCAAGAGAGACAATACGATCACCAGAGGGCCTAATACGACTGAAATCGTAGCCAATGCCACCTCCTCTGCGCATCGTCTCAGCAGCTTCTTTAGCCATGTCCATGATCGAGTCCATAGAGTCTTCAATGACTCCCGATACGAAACAGTTATAGGCTGTAACGTCTCGTGGAGACCCCATAGCGGATTGAACTCGCCCAGCTGGCATAAATCGTTGCTCAAGAAAGATTCGCTTAAGCTTCTGTCGATGAGCCTCGCCGTCGGACATTGCTGCTGCGTTTCGTGCTGCTGCTTCTTCAAAGTTTTCGTTGGGCAGTCGGTATTTTGTGGCATGGAGTTCGTCACATTCTTTTACCTTTGGTCCAAACATTAAATTAATCCTCCAAGATTTGCTTCTTCATAATTCGGTCCCTTCATAACCTTACCTGTCACACTGTCACGGATAGGGTTACCGTCATCATCTAGCTTACTCATGTTGCTCTCATGTACCCGGTTGAAGGCAGCATCAAAGTCTACTTTGTTAGTTCTGGCAAACGAAACAAGGGTACCTGACAGGACGTACTGAAGGTCAGCAAGTTCTTTAAGCAGGTGTTCCCATTGTTGTGTGGTAGGGTCTTTGCCATATGTCTGACACACTTCCATCTCCTGAAGGACATCACATACTTCTTGTGCCTCTTCCATAATCAAACGGCGGCGTAGTTCTAGAGTAGGGCAGGTAGGTTGATTATTGACAGGCAGACCCATAGCTTCATGGAACTCCTGAACCTTACCTTCCCTAGTGCGTTGCTTTACCATGTCGTTCAAACTCCTGTTCTGCTGCTTCTGTCTCAAGGTGGTAGCTGATAGTCTGAAAGATAATATCAACTGAGTGCTTAAGGATGTCTTTGGTGTACTCACTTTCCGTCATCTCTATCTCAGCACACAGCCGGGACACTGTGTTAATCCTGTTAACAAGGATGTCAGGGTTGTAGTAGAAGTAATTACTCACTGATGTCAGGGCTTCTTCGTTGTTGTCTGAGAATAAGTTTCTGATTTTGTCTAGCATTTTGTTTTCTCTTTTTATCCTGTACAATACGCTGTCTGAACAAAGGGGATTGCAATGCTTTAGCTGAAGGACTCCTCTTCTTCTTCATCATACGTACCCCTGACCAGCAGATCAAATAGTTCAATGTTGTCTTCTATCTGGACCTCTAGTATATCAATAATCTCCTCCGCTGTCAACCCAAGAAGGTCAACAATTTCGGCGGCGGTATACCTGTCCTGTAGTTCGTATCTGATTTCAATCTCAAGCATCCTTATATTCCCTTATTAATGTTTCCAGACGAAGGAAGGTAGGATCGAAGTCACCGTTCTTGACATTACGTTTGTGCACAATCCCTCGCCAGTGTTGATTACCTTGTGGCCCTTTGTACTCCTCATCGTCAAGATAAGATGCACCGCATGTGATAGACCACATCATCCCTTTATCATCCGCCCAATCAGTATGAATGTCGAGACAAGGTCGGTGTCCCTGCGTGACAGATACCTTAGTCTGCTCCATCGCAGCCTTACTTGAAGCCTTTGGGTTAGATGAGTTACGGTTCTGAACATAATGTACGTACTCGATACCGTCTAAGATAACAGGATCAAGGAAGTCGTGAACAACAAACCCAAAATCCCTAAGCCGCAGATTGTCATAGCTAAGAGTACCGTCCAGAATTGGATTGGCATTAACATGTCGCTTAATACGTTCTTCATGATTCCCCACAGTGAAGTGCATCTCAGGTTTATACTGCTTCTTCTTCTGTTCTTTACATTGAAGGTTGTGTAGATGGACAGGTTTAAGCATATCAGCCATTGCTTTCACACCGGCTTTGATATCCTCAACATACCTTGCCCCCTCTGCCTTCTTGGTTCCACGGTCATAGCTGCTGAGTGAGTGCATGTCCCACCAGTCACCAATGACAATGATCTTATCCGGCTGATGCCGTACGATGTAATTGCCTATGCAGGGTAGATGGTCAAGACATGACCCCGGTTTAACCTGCATATCAAAGATCACAAGATGGTCAGTCATCTGGTAAACCCCCTTCAATGAAAATTGGAGTGATGTTTTGTTTTAGAAAGTACTCTCTGGTGGCTTGCATACCTTCTTCGATACTAAGCCAATCCCATCGACCTATCATCCCCCATCCTAGGGCAGAGAAGATAACCTCACCTGCTTCTCCAAGAGGTTCAGATATATTTACAACGATGGCGTTCATATTTAAAACTCCTTTGGTATGAACCTGATTGCACCAATTTGTCCATTGAGATAGACACGTTCTTCTCCTTCTCGTCTGGTAAGCACGTCTTTCTTATGCTGTAGGTTGGCTTCACCATATACAAGACCGCCTCTTGTATGGTAGTTCTTCAATATTCTGAACTCAAACTTATCCTTACCGTATTTCTTAATGTCAGCATTGACATGGGTGGAAGAGGAAGTGTACGTCTCCCAGTTAGATGACCCTACTTTCTTCTTCTTACTCCACCTATGATACTGCTTCTTGCCTATGTACTTCTTACCTGTGACAAGGTTTGTTATCTCATAGACAAAACCAAAGTACTTATCTGGATTAGGTTTGCGTCCTACCCAGTGGTGTTCAGGTTGCTTCTGGGACATCAGGTTCTCTCTCCACCTTGACCAAGAAACGAGGACCGTTGCTGTAGATGAACGTTCGTATACCTGCACCATCATTGGCATGGGACCAACAGTGGTGTTTAAATGCACAGTAACTACACTGTGTGTCTAGTTTAAGATTGCCGCTCTTACCATCAGCCACTGGTTTGAAGCAGCGTTCCGGTGGTGTGTCCTGCTCAACCATCTCCTTGACATGACGGATACGTTCGTCTGCGTTTTTGTTCATGTCAATGAGGTCAGGTTCGTATACAGTAAGTTCACCACTCTCTTTGTTCATGGCAAGGAAAGCTGCCTTGTCCCACTGACCAGCCTGTTTGTATGAACTGATCTGGCCGATGTAACCAAAGGCATCATCCTCTGGCAGAGTACCATCCTTGAACTTCTTGAAAGAGAACTTGCTGGCCGACTTAACATCAACCAAGACGCCATCAATAACACAGTCGATGTGACCTTTGACACCCTCAAGTTCTACCTCCTTCTGGCTGTCACTTACATCATGTCCTGCTGCTTTGGCAAGGAACAACACAAGTGCTTCGATGATGTCACCATACAGGAACTTGATACGGGTGGCTGGTCGCAGTTCTTCTTTCGGCGCACCGTTAACCTCGTACCATAGTTGCCTGTCTGGTTTACCCACGTTAGACATACGGACAGTGTTTCTGTCACTACGTTCCTCTTTAAGAAGTTGACGGCGAAGCGCCCACTCCACATCAGATACAAAGTTGTGGATTGCCACGTCATCTATACGGTCAACTCCTTCATCAACCATGTTCATGATGTCTTCAACAAGAGTTTCA